TTTAGCTATCAACCAGGAAGTTACTGCTAAAAAATGACAAGACAGATAATATTTCCATTTCGGTTGAGACTTATGATCAAGTAGTGGAAATAAAGAAACTGTCATAGGATAAAGTCTAAAATTAACTAACCATACAGCTATAAAAATATTTATAATTGAGGCTCCAACTAAAAGTGACTCAGCCATAACTAATTGACCAGATGATATTCCTATTGACATTGCCTTTTGTTCAAATAAAGTTTCTTTGGCTATAGGTCCTGCGTCTGGTCTTAATGCTGTTAAGTGTGTGCCACCACGTATATTTCTTGTATCATCACAATACACAAATACAGCGTTTGCTTTTATTTGAGAATTAGTTACAGAATACTTTTGATCTTTCTGTACACCTGTTGTTGTAAATATTTCTTCAGTCCTAGTGTTTGTAGAAAACGTAAAGTTTTTTGTTCTATCAAACCAAAAATTATCACCACTATCATTAAAATCTGACTGATCACCCATTTCAATTTTATAATTTGCAGTAGTTCCAGTTAATTCTGTGTATTTTGTGTTTGATGAAACTGCAGGAGTTATTACATTTATATTAGGTACTGTCTCCGATTTATGCCACCAATTAATATTAAATGGCTTATCTTTTTGCATAAAATCATATAATACGTCTCTAGCTGAACCTCCAGGATTACCTGAAATATCATAAGTTTTTTTACCTTGGCAATATTTATTTTTTTTAACACCTGTGCCAGGAACTGTATCTAAATATCTTGAGTTTCCCCAGCCTGTAATAGATGTACCAGCAGCATACTCTTCAGTCACTGCCGGACACCAATTTTCTTTATCATAAGACATTTCTAATTTAGCATCAACAACTCCACTTAAAGAACTATCACATACGCTTGTAAATATAACATCTGTTGCGTCTGGAGGTAAAGTTACTACATCTCCTGTAATATCAACTCCACCGCCCTTGCCTTTACCTGTAGCTGCCCATGTACCTCCATTATTTTCACAATCAGTTTGATTATCATACTGAGATAAAGAGCATGAGAATACTGCGCCATCATTCGCTTTAGTTGTTAAATCTCTTTTATCATTAGACGACATGCCTTATTCCTTCTTAATATTTTTCTGTAATATCTGAGCCAACAATTATAAGGCTAGTTTTTTCTGAGGCAGAAGAATATGCTATTTGTATTCTGTCTGCTGAAGCTCCGCCTTTTCTACCATCACCTTTTGTATGATCTATATTAGTTCCTACTATAACAGGTTCTGCAGCAAAAGGTTGCTTTAATTCAATTACAAATACTCCAGTAGCATTATCTCTTTTACAAGATTTTACTTGGTTTGAAGCAGGTCCGCCTAAACCTGAAGTACCTACAAGCTCTGTATCATCTGCAGCATTTTCAGCAATAATTAATTCTAATTGCCTTATTTTTCTTTGTGTTGTTTTTACGCTTCTTAACATTTTTTATTCCTTTGGTTATATACTCAAGTTATTCTCCCTAAAAACCCCCAGATTTCTCCAGGGGTGCTAGGCAGGGAGAGAAACCTAGCTTTTTAGATTAAGAACTAAGTCCTGTTAATACTCCATGAAATGCAGGATTGATATATATTTGAAAATATCCACCATATCTTGCTTCATAAGCATCTTCGTCAAGCTTTCTTAAGAAAACCGTTCCATCATCATCAAACCAACCGAAGTCAGGTCTGTGGTGAATATGGATGTGATTATCATTTAGAAAGTAAACTCTATCTTTTTCACAAAATCTTTCAGGGAAAATACCTACTGGTCCTGAAGTAGACATAAATTCTACACCAGAAAAAGAGATATCTGCACCGTTAGCTTTTTTAAGTCCAGCTCTTGTAGGAACTGTATACCTTTTTTGATCTTCAAGAAGATTTAAAATCTTTTCATATTGCTCATAAGAACACATAATAAGATTAGGTACCTTACCACATTTCTTTTCAACTTTTAACATTACTTTATTAAGTAAATCAGTTGAAATAGCAGCACCGCCAGCAGCTTCTTCTACAGAAGACCACTTTCTATCTCTTGATAAATCATAAGAAGATCCTGAAGTTGAACTTGTTACAATACCTTTTAATCCTTCTGGGTCGCTTAAGTATGAATTTTGCATACATACAAAGTCTCCAGCAGAAAGACCAGAAGCTAAACTTGCATCTCCAGCAACTGTAATTGATTTATTGTCTGGATCTACAGAAGTAATTTCTAAACCATTTTTAGCTGGCGTAGCACTTTTACCTGCAGCAGTTTGAGAAGAAGGAATTAGATCAACTAAATCCATTTCTTCAAAATTAGCTTCTTTAAAATCAGAATCTAAAACAATAGTTACAACACCAGCGCTATGACTAGCTGATGCAATTACACCTAATTTACCTGATCCGTCATTAAAAAGAATCCTAGAAAGGTTTCTATTGTAAGATTCAACAGCTTTTTTAACAACTTCATTCATAGCTCTAACAAATGCACCTTCATCTTTAGAAGCAGCTTTAATTGTTTCTCTATCAATATCAACTCTAGCATAAACTTTTTTTGAAAGTAATTTAGCTTTACCATATTTAGCTTTGTTAGCTGTAGGTAGTGAGCCTGAACCAACACCACCACTAAAAGATTGTGGTATTGCAATTCTCATTTCTTCACCAACAAAATTGTAACTCTTTTTTACTCTACCTAACATTACGTTAGCAGAGTTATAAATATTTTGAGAAAGTTTCTCATATTTAATTTTAAAAAGAGCTTGAATGTCGGAAGTACTTAATCCGGAAAAATCCGCTTTAAATTGTCCCATTATTAACTCCTTATGTTAATAGGTTCATAATAAATCATCAAAAGAAAGATATTCTTCTCTCTTTCGTTCCTTTGGTTCTTGTTTCGCAGGAGCCTTTTCGACTTTCTTTGAAACACTTTTAGAAGCAGTTTTTAAAGTTTCCTCATAAGCTCCCTTAATGATCTCAAGATAATCCTCGTCTGCAAAATCTGGATTCTCCAATACCATTTTTTGCACGCTTTCAAGAACTTCTTCATTCTCACTAAGTTTTGGGCTAATACTGCTAAGAAGTTCATCAGACTTGGAGAAAGCACGACATTCATTTACATATTGTCCTACTAGGTCTGGTGTTAACTTATCAGCAAAATTAGGATCTTGTAAAAGTTCCTCATAAGCCGCTTTAAACTCTTCTTCTTCTATATTATGAGCTTCCCGCACGCTTGCTATCTCATTAAGGAGTTCCCTATTGGCTTGCTCCTGTTCCATTTGCTTTTGCGCGGACTCTTGTTGCTTTTGTAAATATTCATTTTCTGCTGCCAATTGCTCTGCTCTATATTGATCCTCATTCATTCCAGATAATCTTTCAATTTCTGGAGCAATTGATTGAATAAGGGCTTCTCTAAATTCATATGGCTTCATTCCTGAAAAAGAAGCAAAATACTCTAATGCTCCTAAAGAATCACCATTTTTCATCTTATCTCTAAATGTATTTATATATCCATTAATTTTTTCTACTTCAGATTTATGGTTAGATACTTCTTCTTTATATATTTTTTTATCATCAGATAATTCTTGGAATTTTTTATCCCATCCAACTTTACCACTATAATTATTAAGTAAATCTTGTAAACTTACTTCTTTTTCTTCCCCATCGACGGTATGCTTAAACAAAGTGCTTGCCGCAACCTCAACCTCTTTATCACCAAATTTTCCAAGCAACTTTTTGATTTCTTCTTTAACTTCTTCAACCTCTTTTTCGTCAACTTTTCCCTCTTCAGCTTTACTTTCTTTTTCATCAGATAATTTGTTTTCTTCTCCCTCTTCCTTGACTTCTTTTTTTGCCTCATTAATTAATTCCTTTGGACTTCTATCGTCATACAAAGAATGTAGATCATCAAAATCTAAAACATTGGCTTTTTCAGCTTCATGATTCCCTGCTGAATTTTCTGCTGTATTTTCTACAGCTACTTCTTGAATTACTTCTGATGTTACGTTCTCATCACTCATTTTTTATCTCCCTGTTCTTTATATGGTTCACCTGATTCATCTATTTCTTCACCTGGAACAATATCTGAAATTTGTTCCCCTCTATTTGATTGTCCTTGTACAACCATAGTCATATGTTCTTTTGAGCGGGGTACGAATCCATTAGGAAAAATAGGAAATAGAGGTAATTGTGCTAATTTGGCTTCAAAAGCAGGATTTTGTTTAGCTTTTTCAACCATAGCATATTCATGTACAGCAATATGCTCTAACATTATTTCTCTTATTACTGGAGGACACTCTTCTTTAAAAGCTCTATTTTGAATAGCTTTAACATGAGTTCTCCAATGAATAAAATGATCTTCAAAATCTTGTGGATCAGATACAGGCTTTCCAGACATTATATCTTCATTTTCAGACTCTGCAGATTTTACAGCAGCAGTAATTAATGTAACCATTTTATCTGTATTTCCAAATTCTAATAGGTCTACCCATCTTTCATTTGATAATAGATCTGGTTTCATTTGCATTATTTCTACAATACGTTGTATTTTACCTGCCTTACTTTCAGGAAGCGCTGATCCAACTTGGATTCTAATATCATAATCTTTATTTAAATTAGCTGAATCAAAATGTCTTATAGAATATTTATTATCTTTACCAACTATGCGTAACATTCGTCCGTCATCTGGTTGGTAGTAGTCACCTGCGACAGCAATCGTTTGTCTAGCAAGCGCTTGTACTAAATTATTGTGTTTAGCTACATCACTAGTAGATCTTTCTTGTTCTTGTTCATTTAAAAATTGTAAAGCTACCCCAGCAGTAATTCCTGGAGGAGGTGAACTTCTTGAAACGCCGTGTACACCATACACTTGTCCCATTTCATCTTGTAATTTATCTCTAAATGCATATGCTTCTGGGGGATTAGGGGCAGTTTGTAATAATTGAGGCGGTTGCGGTCCTTGATATTGTACAATAGTACTATCATTACCTAATGCTTCTATTTTACAAGCACCTCTTGGCATAACCCATTTAGCATGTCCTGTTAAATAAATATTTTTAGCTAACAAAGTAGATAAATTATTATGCATATTTTGAATAGGTCTAATCATTTCATATGCAGATTGACCATTTAATTGTTCAGGTATATCAATATCAGTAATTCTTTCAAAAGGTAAGTTGCCGTGAGAATATGGTAACTCAGCTCTTTCTAATAAAAGACCTTTTGTAAATTTTAAATAATAACCATTAGGACAATGTTCGCTTTTCTTATGATAAAATTCATAATAAATTGTTTCATCTTCTAATAATTTTTCATGTAATGTTTCAGCATCATATGCTTTTATATTTGCAGATTTTTTAATTTTATCTGCTAATTTTGGGTATTCTTTCTTTAAATCTTCTGTAGGTTTAACTCTAACTCTAAAACAATAGTCTACATCATCTAATTTTTTCTTTCTTTGAAGTAATACTCTCCAAGGAACTTCTACCTCATAATTAATATCTCCAGTTAAAACTGGCTCATCTTTAGATAATTTTATAGGATTACCTTCTTTATCTAAAACCGGATTACCTTCCTCATCCGTATAATCAAGGTCAACGCCTAAATCACGTGCTTTAACATACATTGGGTGTAAATCACCTTTATGTTTATCCCACGTAATAAAACAATAGGACTCTCCAAAAATACGCGTGTGTCTTTGCATTTTTTGGAGAATATCGTCCATATTGTTAATGTACCATAGATGATTAATTAGATATTTTACAGCTAAAGCTGCATTTTTATCATCAAATTCATCATTGGTAGGTAAAACTTCTACATTGGGCTTAAGGCGGGTCATTTGGGATACCTTAGTTTCAGTCATATCATAAATATGATTAACTACAAACTTTGGCGTTGTGTTTAAAAGAGTTCTGTCAGATGTTCTACTAATTGTTGTAGTAGTTAAGGGAGACAGCCCTTTGTAGGCGCTTAAGTTTTTCCTATAACGTATATGGCGTTTATGTGCTTGTTTTTCTAATGCTTCGACAGTTGTTTCTGCCCAATCTAATATGTCTTCTTTTTCTTTATCTTTTACAGTGTGAAAAGGTTTTAAAACACCTTTATCTAGTATGCCATCATCAAAATCATCAAATGAGTCCATTAAATCATCCTATATTCTTCTTCATTTTCTTCTTTTTGTATTTTGTTTATTTTGTCTATGTCTTCAGTATTAGAAAACTGTTCATCAACAGGCATAAATTGTACAGTGTGTGTAGCTTTTTCTAAACTTTTAGCCAAAATAACGGCATACAGAGATAAGCATATACTAATTATTCCTAAAATGCAACCTAAAAATGCAGAAATATATAACATTACAATAATATTAGGCATTTAATCCTCCCAAGGCATTATGTTAAACGTCCAATCTTGTTCTTTTTTTAAAGAATCTAAGTCATCTTTTATTCTATAAAAACGACGATTATCATCGTTTTTTTGTTTTAAAGTTTCTAATACTTCAACCATGTTATAATTAGCAGCCGCATTTAAATAACGCCAACAATCAACTAAATGATCGTTAACTTTAGGAATGTTGCCCTTACTATCTTTAACATAATTTTGTATTTCCCATTTTAATTTTTCACATCTGTCAGAAATAGATACAAGTCCATGAATTAACTGATCTTTAATTAAAGAAAGACCATGTTCTTTTTTATTCATATGTTTAGCTGTAGGCATAAAATAAACACCATATTGATGCATAACTTCGGTTGAAAACCAAGCTGCAGCCTCATCATATACTTTGCACCAGTCATCTTCTACGGATGAATATGGATAAAGTTCCATCATATAAGCATCTATTCTGGGAAAAATTGATCTTACTGTGGTGTTTTCTTGTCTTTTTTCGTAAATTTCTCCGACAATGTACAAATGCTTTGTAAAAGGATTGATGCAACCAAATAGAACAGCAAAACAGGTAGTTGAACCAGGGTCCGTAATACAAAACCAATCAAGCTTATTGCGATCTTTACATGTTTCATTTATAATCTCCTTATGTGGTTTTATGTGTTGTTCTGAAAACATGGGAAAAATAGCGTTCCGTCCTCCCACTGCAATTTTTCCAAAATACTCTCGTTCGACGACATCATCTTCACCACGTAACCGTAGTTTCTCGATTTCACGGTCAATTTCGTCCCTTGGTGTGTAAGGGTTATCATAAGATGAGGCGATAATATGGAATGAATCATCTCTGTTTGTGCACTCCTCGGCAAACTCCAAGTATTGTTCCGCATTTCTATCTCCAGGTTTAGGGGGTGTACCAATTATAACCAAAGGTGCTTTTCTAACAATACGGTTTGGATTCATTTCGTTATGAAATTGTGTATGAAAAACTTTAAACTCATCATACACAACAAAATCCGGAGTTAGACCGTTAGCTGCTGCCCAATTTTCAGAACCAACAATTTTTATAGTAGAACCATTTTTTAATGTAACACGCGAATCTACATTTGATACGTGTTTTATATACTTACGTAAAGGCTCTTTCCCCCCAGGAATAATCCTGCCTACATCATCTCGCTCTCTAGCAAACTGTGTAAGCCTGCTATTATGCCAAATAATTTCTCTACCGTGCGAAAGTTCGGGTGTAATATAATAACAAGTTGAACCTGGGTTTAAAAGCGCGTGTCTCCATAACAAATAAATGGCAAAATCGGTTTTACCCCATTTTCGCCCACATTGTATAAATAGAGTGTTTACATCTTTTTTAATAAGAGGCATCCCCACCTTGATTTGCCCAGGGTGAGGATTCCAATGTGAATGCAAATCATCCATTATTTGGAGATAAAGTTTATCTGAAGAAGATAACTCAATAAGACTCATATTTAAAATATCCTGGTATAAGAGGACAGCCTGAATAATAATATTTTTTATTAACTTTAATTTTTTTAGCAATAAGTTTAGATGAACATCTTAAATAAATAGCACTATCTACAAATCTTTCTTTTACACATCTTTCATTAGAACACCACCACTCATCTTTAGATCGTTTTCTATAATATTTTAAAGAATAGTCCATTCTTACAGCATTTACTTTTTCTAAATCTGAAACTATGTTTTTCCATAATTTTAATTGGGATTCAACTTCCCCATTATTAAATTGTCCGAAAAAACCGCCTCGCGCTCTATGTATCATAACTACACCATCTCCTTTTGAAATATAACGATTTCCAGGACAAGCTTGTAAGATAGAGTGTGCCATTGAAGCAGCGAACTTAGCTACACAATGAATTTTTTGAGGAATAGATTTCATTAAATTAATAAAAGACATTCCGGCATAAATAGAGCCTCCTGGAGAGTCTAATATTAAATAAATTTCAGAATTTAATCGAGTTTTTGCACTTAATTCTAATAATTCTTTACCTACATCTGATACACTATTAAAATTAATAGCTCCTTTTAAAGTAACAGTATTGTTTTCTGTTAATTGTAAATAAGCAATTTCTTCAATAGCACATTCTTCACAATCACTCTTTGCGTTTACTCCCAGACTTAGCATCATCAGAAGTAGAATTAGTAATACTTTTTTCATTAGGCATCTCCCTGTAATTTGCATCCTCTACGTAAAAAGGATCGCGTTTTAATTTATCCCTCAATTCAATCACAGTTGAGGGTTTTTGTTCTGCGATTATATCCGTCGGATTTCCATCATCCAGACGCAAAATTTTATCTATTTCTGCTATAATGTTAGTTAGCATCCGAGCTTCGGATATTGTAGGAGGTTTACCCCTATTCCGCAAATCCAAAATTGCTCTATCAACACATTCTAAAGAGTTGCCGACTAGCGAAGTCAAAATTGTTTTTTTATTTTCAGATAATTCTCTAAGTATCTCATTTCTTAATAGACCACGTTCCTCTTTCCATTTACTAGAGTGGTAAACTAGTGTTTTATAAGGGATATTTAACTGTTTAGCTATCTCTATTACAGGCATAAAAGTCATAAATAGAGCTTTTGCTTCTGTTAAATCGTATTTAGATGTTTTTCCCATATTACATTTTAAAAAGGTAGCGAGCTAAGTCCTTGTTATCACATAATACTTGCATTAAGGCTGGAGAAATAAGGCGTATTAGATTTTCTTCCTTATCTATATCCTTTTTCTCAGGTTCAAAATAAAATATGGAATCATACTTATCTTCGCCTACCACATGTAGTATTTCATGAAACAGAGTCTCCCTTTCTATCTCCTCATTTTCTTGTTTATATATAGTAACTGTCTTATTCGTTATATCAGTCTTACCAAACATCTCGTCAGTTTTTTCTTTAGACCAGATGATTTTCCAGGAAAAGAACCCCGATTTAAATTTCAATGGTTTACGCATCCCTTAATAATATCACACTAAATTTTTACTGTCAAGAAAAACTTGGATAAAGATCAAAATAATATTTCATAATTTCGCTTCGCTCATTATGAAACCCGCGCCATTTTTGGCAGCTTTGTGTGGGGGGAGTAATTTTGGGAAAAATAGATGTAAGTGCCTATATATATTTATATTTATTTAACATATTTCCTTGGGGGGTCTTTTTCTGTGGGGGGCTTGTTTGGCATGAAACTTGCATTAGCATGTTTGGTGACAACTAGGTGAATAGATTTTGTTTAGGATTGTCTCTGTGTGGGGGAAAGGGTCCTATTTTCGCATATGCAAGACTCATACCATTTATTTTACATTTTTATGCATTTTTTTGTTGTGGCATGGTTTTTGCGTTGTATTATTGCATCATTTTTCGTGTTATGATTTATTTACTGGAGGCAAACATGTTAAAATTTATTAAAGTTTTTGGTTTTGTTTACATTATGTTAATAGCAATTTCAACTATAGGAGG